TGACAAGAGTGACGACACCTACATCGAGGACGAGGGCATCTTCCTGATTTATTATTCGTTAAGTTAAGAGAGAGGAGAAAAACATGGCAGACAGCAACAAGGTCCGCTTCGGTTTCAAAGATCTCTACATCGGCACCTACACGGTGGGCGAGGGCGGCACCGTCACCCTCGGCGCCCCGTACCACCAGGCCGGGGCCGTTGGCTTCGCTCCCAGCGAAGAAAGCGACCAGAACACCTTCTACGCCGATGACGTGCCCTACTACATCAACTACTCGGACGGCGCGATCGAGGGCGACCTCACCGTCGCGAAGTTCGACGACGAGTTCAAGACCCGCTTCCTCGGCTACGTTACGCTGGCCGACGGTGGCCTTGCACAGGTCAAGGGTGCACAGAAGCCGAACATCTACATCGCATTCCAGACCAGCGGCGACGCACAGGCCCGCCGCGTGATCTTCTACAACGGAACCCTCGGCGCGATCGAGCGCGAATACTCCACGATCGAGGAGACCGCGGAGCCCGTGACCGAGAGCATCCCGGTCAGCTTCGCCGGCGACAACGCGACCGGCATCAAGAAGGTCACCTACAACCCCGGTGATGATGGTTACGCGACCCTCTTCACCAACCCGCCCGTTCCGGATCTGCCGTAACGGCGAGCAACGCAAAAGACGGAGCAGGGACGGCCTTCGGGTCGTCCCTTGTTTCTGTATTCAAGGAGATTCAAAACTATGTTAAAGACGATCAACCTGACGGAGGAGAAAGACCTCCGCCTTGACAGCAACCTGCGCTGGGCAGTCATCTACCAGTCCCAGACGGGCCACGACATACTGCCGGACCTTCTCCCGATCCTCTACGCAGGCGCAGACCTCGCGCTGGAGATCGCAAAAGCGACCGGCATGAAAGGGGAGGACCCCGCGAAGATCATCCAGGCGCTCGACAGCGACACCGTGAAGGACGCCATCGTCGACCTCGCCGGGCTCCAGCTGACCGACCTGTTGACACTTGTGTGGTCGATGGCCAGGAACGCCGGAGACGCCAGGAGCTTCGAGGAGTTCATCGCATGGGCCGACCCGTTCCCGACGGATGTCATCGTTCCGGAGATCTTCGAGATGCTCGTCCGGACGCTGGTGTCGGGAAAAAACGCGGACAGGATCCTGACGCCACTCGGGATGAAGAGGCCGACGGGTCCGGAATCACAACCAACGGAATCCTGATAGCAGCACAGAGGCGGGGCCTGTCTTACGAGGCGGCCTGTCAGATGCAGATCGGGCAGATCATCGACTACTGCCTTGAGTTCGACGAGCAGAACGAGAGGGCAGAGAAGGAACCGGAGAAGACGAGGTACAGAGAGCCGACACAGGCCGAGATCGACGCCTTCCTCGGGTAAAGAAAGAGGACGCACATGGCGGACAAAGTAAAAGGAATCACCATAGAGTTCCGAGGCGACACCACGCAACTCGACAAAGCTCTGCGGCAGATCCGGAACGACGCGAAGGGCATCGACGCCGAACTGCGGGAGGTCAACCGTCTCCTGAAGTTTAATCCAGGCAACACGGAACTCCTCGCACAGAAGCAGAAGCTCCTGAAGGACAGGGTCGACCAGACCGAGAAGAGCCTGAAAGACCTGAAGGCTGTGGAGAAACAGATGGAAGCCTCCGGGGTCGACAAACAGAGCGAAGAGTGGCGGAGCGTCAGGCGCAGCATCATCGAGACGGAGAGCAAGCTGAAGCACTTCACCGCTGAGCTCAACAAAGCACGTTATGCGAAACTATCAGCACTCGGGAAACAGTTTGAAGACGTCGGGAAAAAAGTCAAAACTGCGGGAGACAATATCTCAAAATATATCACTGGGCCACTCGTAGCAGCGGGAACCGCCAGCGGCGCAGCATGGCAGACTACCCAGGACGCCCTCAACGAGGTTACGAAACTAACCGGAGCCAGCGGGCAGAACTTGCAGGACATGCAGGACATTGTAAAGGATCTTGCGAAGACCACGCCCGCCGATATGCACGACATCGCCACCGCCGTCGGAGAGGTCAACACCCGCTTCGGATTGACGGGCGACGCGCTGGAAGATACGGCGGAGCAGTTCGTGAAGTTTTCGCAGATCAACGGAACCGACGTTACGAACAGCATAGACCAGGTGCAGAAGGCCATGAGCGCGTACGGTCTGGACGCGAAGGACACGAACCGCGTCCTGGACGTTCTCACCAGGACCAGCCAGAACACCGGCGTCAGCGTCGATAAATTGACAGCCGGCCTGATCAGTAACGGGACCGCCTTCCAGGAAATGGACCTCGACATGACCCAGAGCGCCATGCTGATGGGACAGCTTGAAAAATCCGGCGTGAATATGGAGACAGCGACCAACGGCATGCGCCGGGCGCTGAAAACGGCAGCCAAAGAGGGCCGCCCGGTAAACGAGGTCCTCGCGGAACTCCAGGACACCATCCTGGACGACACGACCGGCGTCGAGGGTCTCCAGGCGGCTTATGACGTCTTCGGGAAGTCTGGCGACCAGATATATGGCGCGATCAAGGCGGGCACGCTGGACTTCAAAGCCCTCGGAGAAGCGGCGGACGATTCCGGCGGGATCCTCGACAAGACCTTCGAGGCGGTACAGACGCCTGCGCAGCAGTTCCAGAAGATCCTGAATCAGCTGAAGCTCCTCGGTTACGATGTAGCGCAGGCGGTTCTGCCGGTTGTGAGCAGCGCGCTGGAGAAGATCACAAAAGCCATCGAGGCGCTAAACAATAGGTGGAACACCATCGCCCCGGCAACGCAAAAGAAGATCATCGCCATCACCCTGGCCATCGCAGCCATCGGGCCCACGCTTTCCATTGTCGGCAGGGTCATGATGGGCTTTGGGAAGATCGTCCAAAGCGTAGGGACCATCGTCGGCGGACTATCGAAGGCGTTGACCTTCCTTGCGGCGAACCCAGTCGTCCTGGTCATCGCCGGCATCGCAGCGCTGGTCGCCGCGTTCGTGGTTCTCTGGAACAAGTGCGAGGCGTTCCGCGACTTTTTCATCGGTATCTGGAACACAATCAAAGAGAAGGTGGACGCGTTCAAGACAGGATTCCAAGAGGCGAGAACTGCCATCGCCGACGAGATCGACAAACTGAAAGAGAAAGCAACGGAAATAAAGGACAAGTTCGCCGACGCAAAGGCAAAAATTGCGACGGCCTGGCAAAACTTGCCGGACACTTTTCGGAAAATCTGGAACAGCATCGGCACCGGCCTGAAGAACCTCGGCTCGAAGGTGGCGAGCGCGGTCGTCAACTCCATCAAGTCCGGCATCAACGGCGTGATCCAGACGATCGAGAACATCATCAACAAGGCCATCAGGCTCGTGAACAGCGCGATCAAACTGGCGAACAAGCTCCCGGGAGTCAACGTCGGCTACGTTTCAGAGCTGACCCTGCCGCGCCTGGCGAAGGGCGGCCTCTTAACCGGAGCGCAGACGGTCATCGCCGGCGAAGCCGGTCCCGAGGCCATCATCCCGCTCGACAGATTATTCGCGCAGATGGATAAGATGGCGGCGCAGATCACCGGAGCAGGTGAGGGCGTCACCATCATCGTCAACGGAGCCGTCGGGCAGAACGTGGAAGAACTGGCGGCAGCCGTCGAGCGTCGCCTGATAGAAACGCAGAAGAGGAGGAGACTGGCATGGCAATAGTAACCGGTTCTATGTATAAAGGCTTCACCTTCGGGGGCATCAACTCGAAGGACTACGGCGTCTACATCTCCGGGGACGGCGTATTCAACGCACCGGAGAAGGACGTCGAGATGATCAGCATCCCGGGCCGCAGCGGGTCCTTCTCCCTGGATCACGGGCGCTGGCTGAATATAGAGCTCGCCTATCCGGCGGGCCTGTTCGGCTCTGACGAGACGGACTTCGCCCAGGCGATCAGCGACCTGCGGAACGCCCTGGCGAGCAAGAAGGGCTACCAGATCCTCGAGGACGACTACCATCCCGGGGAGTTCCGGCAGGCCATCTACCACAGCGGGCTGGAGGTCACGCCGGCGCAGCTGAAGGCGGGCGAGTTCACCATCACCTTCGACTGCAAGCCGCAGCGGTGGCTGACGGCGGGGCAGGACGAGATCACGGTCACCAGCGGGGACGAGGTCGAAAATCCAACCTTCTTCGACGCCTCGCCGCTTCTGCTGGTCGAAGGGTATGGGAACATCAACCTCGGAGATGATCAGATCACTATCGAGCGCAGAACCATCGGCGACGTACTGCTGGCATCTGCAGCGACCACCTCAAAAGCAGCGATCACAGTACAAGCCGTGAGGACATTCAACAATACATCCCAGCTGGTGGTGAACGATATGACATACAACACCGGCGCGCTTAACCCCAGCAATGATCAAGTAGAGGGGAAACCAGACATCTACACTGTCACTTTGAGCAACATTATCGTAACGCAAAGCACTAATGTTGTGTGGGTAAGTGGTGGCTTTGATGAAGGTGATCAGCAAGGGATAATCACGAGGAACTCGGCCGCCGGAACACTCTCCATAACGCTGAAGCGCTACCCGGGGGACTGGATGTTTGGTGAGGCTGACACCCGTACATACCCGTTTGTCTACAGTGTCACTATCCCAAGCGGGACATACACGCTGAATATCAACATCAGAATTACATATAACGGCACGGACAAAATGACCTGGAGGATGCAATGCGCTGGGACAATTTTCACGAGCGGCGGCGCATACATTCAAAACAATTCCATCACGACAGGAGAGTATCACGGCAATTCTTCAATAATAACGACAGGAAACCCCATGTACATTGACCTGGACATTGGAGAGGCATACAAGTACGGCGGAGATGACATCGTCAGCGTGAACAGCGCAGTTCTTCTTGGTGCGAACCTGCCGGTCCTGCCTCCGGGTGACACGGAGATCACCTACGACAACACAATCACCAGCCTCAAGATCGTGCCGCGCTACTGGAAGCTGTAAAGGAGGGAGCACATGATACCCATCCTATACGAAAGCAACGAGACCGCCTTCGTCAGCAACGGCCTGGGAAGGCTTCGCGACTGCATGACCTGCGAGGTCACCGAAGAGCGGAACGGGATCTACGAGCTGGACTTCACCTATCCGGTCGACGGCGCAAACTACGACATGATCCAGCCGGGGCGCATCATAGCGGTCACGCATGACGACACCAGCGACGTGCAGCCATTCGACATCGTAAGCTTTTCGAAGCCGATTAGCGGCGTGGTCACCTTCCACGCCGTGCATATATCCTACCGACTGAGCACGATGGTCGCCTGGTCGACAGGCATCAACAGCCTGACGAGTGCGATGAACCTGCTGAACAACATAAGCGGGTCAAGCTTTTCCTTCTCGGCGAGCTTCACCAGCAACGGCTACATGGCCGCAGCGGACGGCGTCCCCAGATCTGTCCGGCAGCTGCTGGGCGGCATCGAGGGCAGTATATTGGACACCTACGGAGGCGAGTACGAGTTCAGCGGCTTCGACGTCAAGCTGTACAAGTCAAGAGGCGTTTCGAGAGACTTGACGATCCGCTACGGGGTCAACCTGCTCGACTACAACGAGGAGGCGGACTACCAGAGCACATACACCAGCGTTGTCCCGTACTGGACAGGAATCGACGAGACGAAGCAGGTCGTCGTCAGAGGGTCGAGGGTCGACAGCGGCCTGACACCCTACAACAGCAGGCGGCAGGTCGTCCCGCTGGATCTCACCGAAAAGTTCGAGAACAAACCCACGGCGGCGCAGCTTCAGACGGAGGCGGCCACCTACCTGGCAGCCAATCAGCCGAACTTGCCGGCGCAGACCATCAGCGTCGACTTCTTCCGGCTGCAGGACACGCCGGAATACGAGGAACTGGCGGGTCTGTTGACCTGTCAGATCTGCGACACCATCAACGTCGTGTTCCCTACGTACAATATGCAGGGCCGGTTCAAGATCGTCAAAACGGTTTGGAACGTCCTGGAGGAGCGTTACAGCTCGATGGAGCTGGGGAACCTGTCAACGAGCCTGGCCGAGGCTCTGGGAATCTCCACGAGCCCGATGCAGGTCGACAACTCCGCGACCGCTGCCGACTTTATCGTCACGAAGGGGAAGAGCGGGAACTGGTACTACGAACAATGGAGCAGCGGCAAGACCGTCGCGGTCGGTTACTACACCTTTTCGACGCTGTCCTTCTCTGCCAGTGGCAGCCTGTACAGGTCCGTCAGCAACGCGTTCACCATCCCCTCGGGGATCTTCGCCAATGCGCCGGTCCACGGCGTCGCCTGGATCCAAGGGTCGAACATGGTTTACATCGGCGCGACTGTCGGCGGCCTGACGACAACCGGCGGCAACTGTGAAGTATGGAAAAGCACAAGCGGCATCGGCAGTAATGTAGCTGTACACATGAAGCTGATATATACACCGTAGAGAGGAGAGCAAGATGGAGATCAACAAACTGATAAGCGCCTACAACAACGAGAGCAGGCAGGGGTGGAGCGTCAACTACATCGTCATCCACTACGTCGGAGCGGTCTCCACGGCACACGACAACGCCCGCTACTTCGCAGGCGGGGACAGACAGGCCTCCGCGCACTACTTCGTGGACGAGACGAGCATCTGGCAGAGCGTCGAGGAATCCAGAGCGGCGTGGCACTGCGGCGGACCTCTTCAGGGGACCGGCGGCCATTCGTTCTTTGGCTACTGCACGAACCTCAATAGCATCGGCATCGAGATGTGCGTCGTCAAGGAGAAGGGGAAGTACATCGTCAAGGAGAAGACGGTGGACAACACCGGCGCACTGGTGCGTGACCTCATGAAGAGGTACGGGGTCACGAAGGAGCACGTCATCCGGCACTACGACGTGACGGGGAAGTCGTGCCCTGCGGCATATCCCGAGTACGCGACAGGCGACTACCTGCTCTCCAGCGCCGCCTGGGAGCGCTTCCGGAACAGGCTCGTCGGCGACGAGATCAAGAGCAAGATCACCCTCGCAGGAGCGAACTATCCGGAAACGCTGGAGAAGGGCGACCGCTTCGTCATCAAGGGCAAGGTCAAAAGCGCCGCGAAACTGAAGAGCGTGACCGTCGTCGTCGAGAAGAAGAACGGCGTCGACCTCGCCTATGCGACGAAAAAGAGATACACGAGCCTGCGCACGTTCGACTTGGCCAAAATCGACCCCTACATCGCTTTTAGGAAGCTACCGGTGGGCGAGTACAGATACAAGATCAAGGCCGAGGACGTCAACGGGACGAAGAAGACCCTGATGTCCCGACCGTTCAAGGTAGTCAAGACAATCAAGAAAGGACAGACAAAACAATGACCACCATCATCATGAGCACGATCACGGCGCTGATCTCTACCGTCATCGGCTTCGTGGTCTGGAACCTGCAGCGCAAGATCGACCGCATGGAGCGGGAGAACGAACGCAACCACAAGCAGCAGATCCAGATCAAGGCAGCCGAGCGCGATCTCTTGTATGCGGAGGCAAAAATCTCCTCCCTGACCGCACGGGTCGCACGGGGCGAGATCGTGAACGGCGACCTCGAAGCGGCAGAGACGGATCTGGCCGAGAAGAAGAAAAACCTGACAGATCTCACGAACCGGATCGTCGCCGAGTACATGGAGGGATAGACACATGACACAGATCAAGAACAACGCCAGGAGCTGGGCGAAGGCTGCAGCTATAAGGGCGGTGAAGACTATGGCCCAGACGGCGATCGCGATGATCGGCACGTCGGCGGCGATGGCACAGGTGGACTGGAAGCTGGTCGCCAGCGCGTCGGCTCTGGCGGGCATCCTGTCCGTCCTGACGAGCCTCGCGGGGCTGCCGGAGGTCGAGGAGATCGAAAACTAAACAACCTACAAGCGGGCCGGTTCAGAATCTCCGGCCGCGCCCGTGGACAATTAGGGGCCTGTTGGCGAATCATGCCGGCAGGTCCTTTTTTGTTGGCCAAAAACAAAAATCGGGGCGGCGAGGAATGGGAGAACCTGCCGCCCCTTGGTGATTCCATCTTGGCAGATGGAGCCATCACACAACCGACCCCGCCGGACGGGCAGACTGCGCCGCAGTAGCGAGAACGCGATAATGGGGTATAGTTATACCTCCAAGGTGTAAAAAACGCCGCAAATCGAAGATTTGGGCCTCGGTTTTAGAAGACCAACCCCTCAAACGCTTCGACAAGCGCCGGATCCGGTTCTGTGCCTTCCGGGAACACCAGGACAACGCCGTCGTGATAAGCAGCAGGAACGACGAAGCCGTCGCCGCTGATCAGCGTCTTGTATTCCTCCTGGTCTTCGTCGAAGATATACAACTCGACCGCGCCGCCGTTGAACTCGGCACCGTCACGCGCTCCGATGATCTCGAAGTATACCTCGCCCTGGTCGGAGAGACCGAGGGCCTCGGCGATGGCGGGGATGGTTTTCTCCGTCGGCTCCGGTGCAGGCTCTTCGGCGACCGGTTCAGCTGCAGGATCTTCGGCGGGCTCTTCAGAGGACCCGCAGGATGACAGGGAGAACACCAGCACGAGAGCCAGCACGAGCATCAGAAACTTCTTCATGTTACGCATTTTAAAAACCTCCTAAAAAAATAATACAAAACTGTGGACAAATACGGCAAAAGGTGTATACTTAATGGTGATGAAACTATTCCCAAAATTATGATGGGCGGAACTGTAAAAAGTAACCAGCCCCGAAACACTTGAAAAATGGGCATATTTTCATCGCAGCATGTAGTTCAAAGCGATATGGAAGGAGGCCCACACATGAGGCGAGAAAGACTGGCGCGCTATGTCGGAATTGATGCCAGGACCACGGCCGAGCTCGGCGAGCTCCTCACGCAGAAGTGCGAGGAGCTGAAAGGGAAGAGCCCGGAGGTGATCTGGAATCTGGGGAACGGCAACAGCGCGCTCTTGTTGTATTACGAGGAGACGCTGATCCCCGAGGATCTGGCGGACGAGTACGAGCTGCGCGGAGAGATCTACACCTGCGCCGACTGTCCCTACAAGGAACCGGTGACGGACGGCAGAAAGAAGTACAGGTACACCTGCGAGAGGAAGTTCCCCGGAACGAACCCGGGAGATCGTGCCTGCCGGTGGTTCTACGCAGAGCTTGAGAATGGCAGGGTGTAACATGAGCGCCCTGACGACGATCGGAGCGGCAGCCGTCGCGGCCTTCCTGGCGGTGGCACCTGTCGCAGCCGAGCCGGCGATGGAGTACGTCGGCGACTACCGTGTGACCGCGTACAACTACTACGAGGGCGACGGTGAAAACTACTACACGGCGGGAGGCTGGGAGCCGGTTCCGTACTACACGGTGGCCGCCAGCGAAGAGTTCGACCTGGGAACGGTCCTCTACATCGAGGGCGTCGGAGAGGTCCAGGTGCAGGATCGCGGGAACTTCCCGGCGGATCGCATCGACCTGCATATCGGATATGATCCCATCGAATCCTGGGAGGACACATACAGGCCCGTCTATCTGGTAAACGAGTAAAGGAGAGAAGCATGAGCACAAAGCCGAAAATCGAGCTGCGCTACAAGTGCGATAAATGGGACCACGGCATCCTCGAGGGGTCCGTGGAAGTCGAAGCCGAGGGCGACTTCAATCACGTCTGTGAGATTGCGAAGACGATGACCACATCCCTCTGCGGTCTGGCGTCGAAGATGGCGCAGGACGTCATCGTCAGAGAGCACAAACACGAGAACAAGAAGGGCGCGGACGCCTTCGCCGTCCATCTGGTGATGGAGGGGCTCCGGGATTTTGTGAACACCTGCGGGACGGACCCGGATCTGCTGTTTGCGGCACTGATCCACGCGAAAGAGAAGGAAATGGAGGACCACGATGAAGAACTATCTGCCCTTAATTGACATGGTTGTGACGATCCTGCTGGCGGTCGGTATCGCCTGGCTGGGAGGACTGACGAGAACATACAACGCCTTCGGAGGCGAGGACGTGCTGGCCCTGATCATGATCGGGTGGGCCGTCAGGGATTACGTAGTAGCGAAGAGAAAGGAGAAAGAAGCATGAGCCAGAAGCAAAAGGTCGCCATCAAGAGCGACGTGCTCAAGAAGGAATTGGAGAAGAGAGGCCTGTCGAACCCCGAAGTCTCGGCGGCGATGGGTTACAAGGATAAGGGCTACATGGCCGGCGCGCTGCGCGAGGGTGAGATCGCCTTCCAGGGCGTCATTCTCCTCGAGCAGCTCTACCGCATCGACCCGGACCTCTACCTTGTGAAGGAAGAACCGGAAGAGGTCGAGGAGCCGCTGGAGGGTCAGATCTGCATGGAGGGCCTCGATGTTCCGCTTGTACCGGCGGAGAAGATGGCCGAGCTGATCCGGTGGTCGGTGACGCAGCTGTGCCAGGCGATCGAGAAGAGCACGAGCGAACTGGCGGGACCGATGAAGAGGATCGCCGCCGCGCTGGAAGAGAACGAGGACCCGCAGGTGCTGCCGTGGGGTCCGCTGGAGATCACTGACGAAGAAGTGGGAGGGCCGTTCTGATGGTGGAATTGAACAAGATCCGGGAGATCAACGAGAAGCTCCCGACCGTGCCCCTGAAGGGCAAGCAGTACGTCATGGTGAAGGACCGCGTGAACGCGTTCCGCGAACTGTTTCCGGACTGGTCCATTGTGACGGACGTCATCGCTGACGACGGCGTCAGCGTGACGATGAAGGCGACCGTCGCCGATGAAGAGGGACGCGTGAAGGCGACAGGCCACGCCCAGGAGCGCTACAACGCGACGCAGATCAACAAGACCAGCGCCCTCGAGAACTGCGAGACCAGCGCCATCGGCAGAGCCCTCGCGCTGCTCGGCATCGGCATCGACGACAGTTTCGCCAGCGCGAACGAGACAGAGCAGGCACAGGCGCAGCAGGACGCCGGCGAGAAGTGGCCGGAGCCCACCGAGAAGATCAGCGGGCCGGAGATCGCGAAGGTCAGGGCGCTCCTCGGAGATCGCCTGGACGACGCGCTGAAGTATTACAAGGTCGCCGGTCCTGCAGATCTGAACTACGCACAGTACCGTGACATTGTTGTGAAGATGGGAGCATCGAAGGCATGACACAAGAGGGCTGGATCAAGGTGCACAGGAGCATCAGGGACAACTGGATATGGCAGGATGCGGAGTTCCTCCGGGCGTGGCTTGATCTCCTGATGATGGCGAACTGGAGGGACAACAAGCGCCTCTACAAAGGCCATCTGATCACCCAGAAGCGCGGGCAGATCATCACGACGATCCGGTCCCTGGCGGAGCGCTGGGGGTGGAGTATCGGGAAGGTGAGCAGGTTTCTGGACATGCTGGAAACGGATCACATGTTGACACAAAAACGAAACACAAACGGAACAACCTTAACCGTTGAAAATTACGCGTTTTACCAGGATGACCGAAACACTGATGATAACACTCACGGAACACCGATAGATACACTCACGGAACACTCACGGAACACAACAGAAGAAATCATAAAGAATATACAAGAAAGCATTAAGAAAGCAGAAGAAGAAAAGGCCGGCCCGCCGGACAAGGGGGAGCCGGTCGACGAACGGAGGACGAACGCATGAACAACGTGCAGCTGATCGGGAGACTGACAAGAGACCCCGAGACGAAAACCGGATCCATCACGATCACAAACTTCACCATCGCCATCGACAGGCCGAAGAAGCAGGACGGCACCCAGGAGACGGACTTCCCCAGGATCGTCTGCTTCGGGAAGACGGCCGAGCTGGCGGAGAGGTATCTCCGGAAGGGTGCCCGCGTGGGGATCTCCGGAAAGATCCAGACGGGGAGCTACGTCAACCAGTCGGGGGATAAGGTCTACACGACCGACGTCGTGGCGAACACCCTGGACATCATCGACTGGCCGGAGAGAACAGAGCAGGCGGTGCCGGCGCAGAGAACGACACCGGAGAGCGACCCCTTCGAGGGTGAGTTCAACCCGTACTTCTAAAGAGAGGAGGGCGAACAATGAGCTGGATACGCTGCACGAAGTGCCTGCGTTGCGGGGCAGTATATGCCGTGGAAGATCCGGAAAAGCTACCGCGCTGCCTGAAATGCGGCCAACCAGGTACGGAGCCGTACTGGTACAACTTCATGCTGGAGGATGATGAATACAGCGACAACATCACCATCGCGGCCGGCTGGTGGGATGAAGACGAAAAGGAGGCAAACGAATGATAGATTTAACGCCCGAATACATGCAGGGGTTCATTGACGGAGCGACGCAGAGGCGCAAGGGGAGGGAAAGTGAAATAGCGGTCACGTATTTTGCTATCGGAGCGGCCGAAACACTGCGCCGCTACTGCCGGGACCGTGGGCCGAGCTGCAAGGGATGCCCGTTCAGCGTCAACAGTAAGGACACAATCTGCGTATTGCACGGCGACCTGCCGGAAGACTGGAAGCTTGAATTTATGGAGGGTGAAAGATTTGAGACTGATTGACGCTGACGAATTACGCAAGATAGTTGAAATCAAGGAGACCATTGAAATCATCGACAAGGCGCCGACCATCGAAACAGAACCTGTACGGTACGGGAGATGGGTCAAAAAAGATCCGCATTGCGCTGGGTTGGCATGTCTGTGGAACTGCTCCGAATGTGGCGAAGAGAGCGACGACGAAGGATACCGCTATTGCCCGAACTGCGGAGCGAAGATGGAAGGAGGAGAAGCATGAACCTGTACGAACTGAACGAAGCCATCGAGGGGTTCGACCTCGAGATCGACGAAGAGACCGGCGAGGTCCTGAACGCGGACGCGCTGGACGCGCTCCAGCTCGAGAGAGACGAGAAGATCGAGAACATCGCCCTGTGGATAAAAGACCTCCTGGCGGAGGCCGCAGCCATCAAGGCGGAGAAGCAGGCGCTGGAGAAGCGCCAGAAGACGGCGGAGAACAAGGCCGCCTGGCTGAAGAGCTACGTCCAGGACGCGCTGGCGGGCGAGAAGTTCAAGACGGCGCGGGTCTCCATCAGCTACGGCACCAGCAAGCGCGCGGAGATCACCGACGCGGATCTGATCCCGGAGAAGTACCTGGAGGAGCAGGCGCCGAAGGTGAAGAAGGCGGAGATCCTCGCAGATCTGAAAGCCGGCGAGGTCATTCCCGGGGCGTACCTGCTCGAGAGCAAATCGCTCCGGATCAAGTAAGGAGGAGAGCATGAAACCAATCGAACTGGACTACAAGAAGAGCGGCCGCATGATCAGGAAGTGCCGGAGGGAGCTGCTGGACTGTTCCCAGGAGGAACTCGGCGAGATGATCGGGACCAGCACGAACAGCATCGGCCGGTGGGAGCGCGGCATCGTCATGCCATCACTGGAAGCGAGCCTCGCCCTGTCGAAGGTCTTCGGGGTGACGATCAACACGTTCGCAGTCGAGAAGAAGGAGGGATAAGAGTGACAGAAGAACTGAAGAGGCAGCCGCAGGTGCTGGACACCATCGGCAAGGGCGGCAACTACTGGCGCATCACGGAGATCGACGAAGAGGGGAACGTCGTCGCCTGGCGGCTCTACGACGGCACGATCTACAAGAAGGGCCGCCCGCTGAAGATTACGGTCGAGAAGATCCTCGACGGGACCTTCCGCCTGCTCGACATCCCGCCGGTCACGATCACCCACCAGGACCCGGCCATCCAGGCGGAGCATGAGGAGATCCTTCCGCAGGATGGCGATGGTGAAGAGGAACCGGAGACGGTCTACCTTGTAGAGGGTGACGGCCTTCCTCCGGATTACTGGGTGAGGAGTGCCGAAGAGTACCGGAAACGGTGGGACGAAACGAGGAAGGAACTCGCCCTCGTGAGCGAAGAGAACCGGACGCTGGTGGCCGAGCGTGAGCGGAGAGAGGAGGACGCGAAGAAGGACCTCCAGCAGACCCTCGACTACAAGAACGCCTGGCTGGACGCATGCAACGAGCGGGACGAACTGAAGAAGACCGTGCAGGCGATGGAGGTCGTCCTGAAGCATGCGCTCGAGAAGGGGGCGAAGGCATGAAGGCGAAGACGTACCTGCTCGCGATCGACCCGGGCACCTTCGCCAGCGGCTGGGTCCTGCTCCGCTCGGATGACTGCAAACCGGTGTCGAAGGGGAAGACGGACAACGAGGAGCTGATCAGGATGATCGGCGAGGGCGAACTGTGGGCTCCGGAGGCGGTGATCGAGATGATGACGAGCTACGGCGCGAGAGTAGGCCGCGAGACGCTCTGGACCTGCGTCTGGATCGGGCGCTTCCTGCAGGAACTGGCCAGACAGAACTCCAGGGCGCGCACCATGTACCGGAGAGACGTGAAGCTCGAGCTGATCGGGAGCCCGAGGGCGAAGGACAAGGACCTCCGGCAACTGCTGCAGGACCGGTTCGCCTACGGCGTCCCGAACCTCGGCAAGGGAACGAAGGCAGAGCCGGGCTGGTTCTACGGCTTCCATGCTGACGTGTGGCAGGCTTACGCGCTGGGCGTCGCATGGCTGGACAAGACGAAGAGGGAGGCGAGGGTATGAAGAAGTACGCCGAGGGGAAGCTGATCGGGTCCGTCGCAGACTTTGAGAGAAGCGGCGCGGACTGGTACATCGTCAACTACGGCGGTTACAAGAAGACCACGACACACAGGGGCTGGCTCATATCCTGGCAGTACCAATATCTCGAGAACATGATCAGGAGGGGGTGGCTCCACGAAGCGAAGCGCGTAGAAGAAGGTGGGGCAAAATGAGCAGAAAGGACGCACCGAAGAAATGGCCCTACACCTGGGACCTGCACCAGAGGGCGCTGACCTTCGCGAGAGGTTACCCCGACAGAGTGCAGCAGGCGGAGGATCTGATCCAGAAGGCGCCGGTGAACGACGGACAGCCGCGGGGGACCGGCACCAGCGACCCGGTCGCCGTCTCTGCCGAACGCAGGGAGACCTTCCTCGAGGAGATCCGCATCGTCGAGGCCGCGCTGGAGAAGATCCCGGAGAAGTACCGCGACATCGTGCTCCGGAACGTGGTCGAAGGGGTGCCGGCTTACGCCTTCAAAGCGAAGGACGATAACGCGCCCAGCGATTCAACGATATACGACTGGCGGATCACCTTCCTGTCCTGGATCGTCGTGCTGGCGGGCTGGGATGTGCACTGGAGCCTGCTGCCGAAGGACGACGACGCGAACATTTGAAAAACTTCAAAAACCGGGGCTTTTTTCAAAAGTTACCAAAAAAGTACAAAAATCCGTAGTATTGTGGTATTGGGTAAAAGAGCAAGAAATGCTTCTTTCCTGCCACGAACTACACAACCCCAGAGACCGCCCTGGAAACGCACGGGGCGGTCTCACTGCATTGTAAGGAGGACGTGATGGGAAAGCAGAAGCAGCGGGTCGCCTGGGAGCACCTGGACGTGATCCGAACGATCGGACACGAGCGCGGCTGGAGCCGCCAGAAGATCAAGAGCATCCGCGGGCAGGTCCTCGCGCTGCCGGACTACCGGAGCCGGGAGGACTTCCTGCAGAAACAGATCAGGAGAGGATAACATGGCGCGGGAGTTCGCCAAAGGATTCTACAGCTCGGCAGCTTGGAAGGCTTGCCGGGCTTCTTACTGGAGAGCGAAGGGCGGGCTCTGCGAGGACTGTCTGAAGAACGGCGTCGTGACGCAAGGGGAAGAAGTGCATCACCTTGAGCCTCTTACTCCGGACAACATCGGGAACCCGAACGTCACCCTGAACTGGGCGAACCTGCGGCTCTTGTGCCACGCCTGCCACATGAAACGACACGCGCCGACTGCGAAGCGTTACGTGATCGACCAGATGACCGGACGCGTGGAGATCCGATAGCCCCCCCTGGCTCGATTTTGTGGAGTATGCCCTGGGGACCGGAGGGGGAATACAGGAATTACAGAATTATAAATCGAGATAGGAGAAGGAGGGCGAAGATGGCCGGAGGGACGAGCGTCGAGCTCGTACTTATGAAGACCTTGGGCGAGGTCGTGGACGACGAACGCGAGAACCTGCAGAAGGCCGTCTTGAAAGCAGCGCGCCAGGCGAAGCAGGACATCGCCGCCGCGTCTCCGGAGAACCGCGGGACCTACAAGAAGGGCTGGGCGGTCAAGACGAGGCGGACGAAGCAGATCGTGGAGGCCGTCGTCTACAACAAGGACGCGCCGGGGCTGACGCATCTCTTGGAGAAGAGCCACGTGATCCGGAACCAGTCCGGCACCTACGGCAGAACGAGCCCGGGCCACGGCCAGGTGGAGCACATCGCGCCGGCGGCAAGGAAGGCGGAGGAGTACCTGCTGGAACTCGTCGAAAATGGACAATAGCATCTACGCATATTATCAACAGATCAAGAACGGGTCCGTCGTCGTTGGGCGATGGGTCCGTTTGTTATATGAGCGCATCATCGGGGAGCTGGAGGACCGGACGACCTACTACAACGCGAAGGAGGCCGACAAGGCAATCGGCTGGATCGAGACGCACACCTTCCACACGGAGGGCGCCCTGGCTCCGCAGCCGTTCAAGCTGGAACTCTGGGAGAAGGCTCTCGTGGCCGCGACCTTCGGGATCTACGACAGCGAGACGAAGAAGCGGCGGTACAGGGAGATCTTCCTGGTGGTCGCCAGAAAGAACGGGAAGAGCCTGCTGGCGAGTGCCATCAGCCGCTACGTCTTCGAGCTGGGCGGCGGCTTCGGTGCCCGCGTGTACTGCGTCGCCCCGAAACTCGACCAGGCGGCGCTGGTGTACGACAACGTCTGGACGATGACCCAACTGGATCCGGACTGGAAGAAGCTGAAGGAAGAGATCCAGGCGACGAAGGACGGACGCGGCAACAAGACGATGGACGACAGCGCACTGACCAGGCACCGGCAGAGCGACCTCTTCATACCGGCAACGAACAGCCAGATGAAGAAGCTCCCGTACTCGGCCAAGCGCTCCGACGGCTTCAACCCTTCCCTGACGATCTGCGACGAGGTCGCAGCGTGGGAGGGCGACAAAGGGCTGAAGCAGTACGAGGTCATGAAGAGCGCGATGGGCGCCAGGGAGATCGGGGACAACCCCGGCCTGATCCTGTCGTGCACGACTGCCGGATATGTGAACGACGGCATCTTCGACGAACTGATGAAGAGGTCCACGCGGTACCTGCTGGGCGACAGCAAGGAGCGGCGGCTCTTGCCGGTTCTCTACATGATCGACGACATCGAACGCTGGAACGACATCAACGAACTCCGGAAGAGCAACCCGAACCTCGGGGTCAGCGTGACGGTCGACTACCTGCTGGAGGAGATCGCCATCGCCGAGGGGAGCCTGTCGAAGAAGGCGGAGTTCATCACCAAATACTGCAACCTGAAGCAGAACTCGAGCCAGGCATGGCTCTCGCAGGAAGCGGTCGCGAAGTGCTCGGGCGAGCCTCTTCACCTGGAGGACTTCAAGCACAGCTACGCGGTCGCAGGCATCGACCTGTCGCAGGCGCGAGATCTGACGGCGGCGACGATCGTCATCGAGAAGGGCGGCGAGCTCTACGTCTTCGCGAAGTTCTGGCTGCCCTCCGAGAAGATCGACGAGGCGACGGCGCGGGACGGCGTTCCCTACCAGCATTACATCACCCGCGGGCTCCTGGAACCTTCCGGGGAGAACTTCGTCGACTACCACGACTGCTACAACTGGCTGGTCAGCATGGTCCAGCAGTACGAGATCCTGCCGCTCAAGGTCGGCTACGACCGTTACAACGCCGACTACCTGACGCAGGACCTGAAGGCCTTCGGCTTCCAGGTCGACGACGTCTACCAGGGCGAGAACCTCTACCCGGTCATGCAGGAGCTGGAGGGGCTGATCGAGGACGGAAAGGTCCACATCGGGGACAACGACCTCCTGAAGATGCACCTGCTTGACAGTGCGATCAAGATGAACACCGAGCGCGGCAGAGGCCGGCTCGTGAAAGTAAACCACGCCCGCCACATCGACGGGACCGCGGCCCTGCTGGATGCGATGACCGTCCGGCAGAAGTGGGCGGCCGAGATCGGCGGGCAACTGAAAAACGAAAGGACGTAACACATGGGGCTCTTTGATTTAATCTTCAGACCCAAAGAGAACACGCCGGCGGCGGATGCGCTGCACAAGGCGCGCGGCACCTTCCAGGAGCTGACGGCCTACAAGCCGAGCTTCACGACCTGGCACGGTGCCATCTATGAGAGCGACCTCGTCAGGGCGGCGATCGACGCAAGGGCGCGCCACATCAGCAAGCTGAAGGTGGAGATCCGCGGGACGGCGAAGCCGGGCCTGCAGGCGAAACTCCGCCAGGCGCCGAACAGCTGGCAGACGTGGAGCCAGTTCCTCTACAGGACGAGCACCATCCTCGACATCTACACGACGGCCATCATCGTCCCGGTCCTGGATGACTACCTGGAGCCGGTCGGCTTCTTCACGGTCCTCCCGAACCGGTGCACGGTCATCGAGTACGAGGGAGAGCCGTGGCTCCGCTACGAGTTCGCGCACGGACAGAGGGCGGCGACGAAGATGAAGGACTGCGCCATCCTGACGCGGTTCCAGCACAAGAGCGACTTCTTCGGCGACCAGAACCACGCGCTGGACGAGACGATGCAGCTGATCCACATCCAGAACGAAGGCATCCAGGAGGCGGTCAAGAGCACCGCCACCTACAGGTTCATGGCGCAGGTCACGAACTTCACGATGGCGGAAGATCTTGCGGCCGAGAGGAAGCGCTTCACGAAGGAGAACCTGGCGAGCGATTCCGAAGGCGGCGGTCTGCTGCTCTTCCCGAACACGTACTCGAACATCCAGCAGATCAAGAGCAACCCCTACACGGTCGACGCGGAGCAGATGAACCTGATCCGGACGAACGTGTCCAATTACTTTGGCGTGAACGAACGCGTGATGCAGAATCTGGCGACAGCCGACGAACTCGACGCGTTCTTCAACGGAGCGATCGAGCCCTTCGCGATACAGTTCTCGGAAGCTATGACCAGTGCGATCTTCAGCGACAGAGAACGCGCCCAGGGCTCTTACCTGATCGCAAACGCGAACAGGCTCCAGTATATGAGCACGACGCAGAAGGTGCAGATGGCGAAGGAACTCGGGGACCGCGGCGCGATCCTGATCGACGAGATCCGCGAGCTCTTCAACTACGAGCCGCTGCCCGACGGAGCGGGACAGGTCGCCCCGATTCGTGGAGAGTACAAAGCGACCGACGAACTGACTACCGGCGGAGAGACCGGCGAGGAGGAACAAAATGGCGAGCAATAAGGACATGAGAGAATACCGCGAGATGCAGATCAGCATCGAAACGAGAGCAGAAGGGGAGGAGCCCCAGGAGGAGCGCAAGGTCGTAACCGGTTACGCCACGACCTTCGGCGAGCCCTACCTGCTCTGGAGCGAGCCGGACTATGAAGTCTGGGAGAAGGTGGACCGGAACGCCTTCGACGAGTGCGACATGAGTGACGTCATCATGCAGTACGATCACCAGGGCCGCGTCTTCGCTCGCATCCGGAACAACACCCTGGAAGTACGGCCGGACGAGACCGGCCTCTTCATACGCGCCGATCTGGGTGGCACAGACATCGGCCGCGGCCTGTACCAGGAGATCGCAGGAGGCTACACCGACCGCATGAGCTTCGGCTTCACGGTCGACGAAGACGAGCGCGAGATCGTCGACGACAGGACCACCGGCAAGATGACCGTGACCCGCACCATCAAGAAGATCGGCAAACTCTACGATGTTTCAGCCGTATCGCTCCCGGCCAACCCCGGGACGAGCATCAGCGCGAGACTGCGCGACGGAGTGATCGCGGACGTCGAAGCGGAGAGACTTAAAGCGCAGGAGCTCATCGAAGCGAGACGGCGGGCAGAAGTGAGGGCCAAAGCCCTCGGAGGAATCAAATGACGAGAGAAGAAATCAACGCCCTCGACATGCAGGCCCTGGAAGAGCGCGCGGCCGCCATCGCGGAAGAGACCCGCGAGGCGAGCATCGAGACCCTCGACGCGCTTTCGGAAGAGCTGGACATGATCGAAGAGCGGAAGAAGGCCATCATCGCGCAGGCCGAAGAAAAGCGCGAGAAGATGCTCGACGTCCTGGAGGGCGCGGGCGAAGTAATCGAAGAAGAAAAACAGGAGGAACAGAGAACCATGGAAAAGGTTGAGATCAGAAAGACCCCCGAATACCTGGACGCCTGGGTCGAGAACATGAAGGGCAGAGCCAGCGAAGAGCAGCGCGCCCTGCTGACCCAGAACGCAACCGACGGCACCATCGCCGTCCCCGTCTATGTTGACGACACCATCCACACCGCCTGGGAAAATAACGAGATCCTGCGCCGCATGCGCAAGACCTACTATCCCGGCAACCTGCGCGTCGGTTATGAAGCCAGCGCTGGTGCGGCTTCTGTTCATGAGGAAGGTGACGAAGAAATCGCTGAAGAAGAACTGGTCCTCGGCGTTATCGAGATGATCCCCGTGATGATCAAGAAGTGGATCAGCTTCTCCGACGAGGCGCTGGACATGAGGGGCGAGGCGTTTGTTGACTACATCGTTGACGAGATCACGGACAAGATCATCAAGGGCGTGATCACGAATGCGGAAGGCGTAATGCTGAACAGTACCCTGACCGCGAGTTACACCGCTGCCGGTACTTCCCTGGCGGCTGCCGACATCATCGGCGCCGAGGGTCTGCTGGGCGGTGAAGCCGATGCTCCGGCGATCATCACCACCAGAGCCAACGCTGCTGCCCTGAAGGCTGCCGCGCTGTCCGCTGGTTATGCTTATGATCCCTTCGATGGCATGGACGTCCTCTTTGTGAGCGCCCTGCCCCAGGGCGTCCTCGGCTTTGTCGCGGACCTCTCCGGCGTCCAGGCGAACTTCCCCGCCGGTGACGAAGTCAAGATCAAGATCGACGACCTGACCCTGGCGACTTCCGACATGGTCAAGGTGATCGGCCGCCTGTACGTCGCCGTCGCTGTCGTGGCTCCCGGCAAGGTTGTAAAGATCCTGCCCCACGCTTAAGAGGTAAACGGACATGCTTGACCTGGTAAAAATGGCGCTGCGCATCAGCGGCGACGCCTACGACGCGGAGCTGGACATGCTCATCAACGCGGCGAAGGACGACCTCGGCGTTGCCGGGGTGACTACGGTCGACGAAGACGACCCGCTGATCGTCGCGGCAGTATGCACCTTTTGCAAGTGGAGGTTCGGAGATCCGGACCACGCGGAGGCTTTCAAGAAGGCCTACGACGAGCAGAAGGCGCAGCTCTCGATGAACACCGGACACACAGACTGGCTGGAGGCGTGACATGTTTGAGACGAGCGCAATTCTATACAACGAGACCGTCACGCAGGACGCGGCCCTGAACGAGATCCGGACCTTCACCGGCCGGACCGTGTTCGTGCGCCGTGCGCGCTCCATCTACGCCAACGAGTTCTATCAGGCGGCGGCCCAGGGGTTACAGCCTGCCGCCGTCCTGGTCCTCTTCTTCGGCGACTACGAAGGGGAGAAGGTCGTCGGGTGGGAGGGGAAGGTCTACACCGTGACCCGCACCTACCGCAAGCCCGACAGCGATGACCTGGAGCTGACGCTGGAGGAACGCCTCGAGCATATCGACGGAATCGAAGGAGGAGGGAACTGATGGCGACCAATGTGAACGACAGGGACAGCATCACGACCGTCCTCGGAACAATCAAGAATGAGCTCGGCATTGATGCAGCATACTCGCACTTCGTCAACGGCCACAGCCTGCCGTACCTTGCCTATATCGGCACGGGGCAGAACCAGCTGCAGGCCGACGACACCACCATCTGGAGGTCCAACACCTACCAGGTCGAGCTCTACTACGACAAAAAGGATGAGGCCCTCGAGGAATCCATCGAGGACGCCTTCCTCGCCGGTGGATGGCACTATGACAAGAGTGACGACACCTACATCGAGGACGAGGGCATCTTCCTGATTTATTATTCGTTAAGTTAAGAGAGAGGAGAAAAACATGGCAGACAGCAACAAGGTCCGC